CAGATTCAAGAGCAATTTCATTCTGTAAGATCCACTGCTCAACTACATAGCTGAGATATCCATCAACTTTATCAATTAGGCTCTCTTTGATTGCTGTCATGTTTTTAGCATTTTCAGCAGTCAATTCATTTGAAATACGAGCAATCTCTGTCTTAACACGATTGATTACTACGTTTTCGAATATTATTCTTGCTTTAGTTTTAAAATCCTCAGATAATGTTTCGCCTTTTAAAAGTGCTTCAACATCAGCTGATACATCAACTGATACAGTTTCTTTTACTGTTTCGTTGACTTTAATTTCGTCTTTTTCTTTTTTATCTTTGTCTTTAATTTTTTCTTCTTCATCATCAGATTCAGATTTCACTTCTTTTTCGTCTTCTTTCTTTTCATCATCTTTTTTATCTTCTTCTTTATCTTCAGACTCAGATTTCATTTCTTTTTTGTCTTCATCTTTTTCATCTTCGTCTTTTTTATCTTCTTTATCTTCAGACTCTGATTTGACTGCTTCTTTTTCTTTTTCAGCTTTAGCTTTCGCTTCTGCTTCTTTTTTAGCTTTTTCTTCTTCAGTCTCTTCTTTCTTAACAGCATCTTTCTCTTCTTTATCCTTAATTGCTTTTTGCAATTCAGGTGGTAAAGTTTTTTGCTTGTCTGTTAATTCTTTAACTTCTTTAGACTTTTCATCTTCAGCTTTTTTCTTTTCGTCGTCAGTCATTTCTTTTTCTTTTACATCTTCTTTTTTCTTATCATCTTCTTTTTTCTTATCATCTGCGTTAGGAGTCGCTTCTGATTCAGATTTCATAGATGTCTTTTCAGCTTCTGCTTTTGCTTTTTCTTCTTCTTCTCTTTTTTTCTTTTCTTCTTCTGTTTCTTCTTTTTTCATTTTTGGTAATTTAATTTTAGACTTTTTAGACTCTGATTTTACTTCTTTTTCATCTTCTTTCTTTTCATCTTCTTTTTCATCTTCGTCTGTTTCTTCTTTAACAGCATCTTTCTCTTCTTTATCCTTAATTGCTTTTTGCAATGCAGGTGGTAAAGTTTTTTGTTTATCTGTTAATTCTTCTTTTTTCATTTTTGGTAATTTAATTTTACTCTCTGATTTGACTGCTTCTTTTTCATCTTCGTCTTTTTCATCTTCTTTTTTGTTTTCATCGTCTTCAGACTCTTCAGATTTAAATTTCACTTCTTTTTCGTCTTCTTTTTTCTCATCTTCTTTTTCATCTTCGTCTGCGTTAGGAGTCGCTTCTGATTCAGATTTCATAGATGCCTTTTCAGCTTCTGCTTTTGCTTTTTCTTCTTCTTCTCTTTTTTTCTTTTCTTCTTCTGTTTCTTCTTTTTTCAGAATACTTTTAGCAATTTCGTGTGCTTTTTTGATTGTTTCTTTTTCAAGAGGTGGTTCATCACCTGTAATTTTTTTAGCTTTTGCCATGCCGATAGCATAAGCACTTCCCTCTTTATCTTGTTCAGATAATAGAGATTTAGCTTTCTTCGCTTCTGCTAATAGCTTTGCGATAGTTTCTTCGATTTTCATTTATATTCTCCTAATTTAAATATATAAAGAATGGTTTTCCATTCATATTTAGTTATTTTAACTTCTTAAGAAAGTTGGCAAATTGTATAGCTTGAGCTTCAGCAAGGGCTATTCTATTTGTACTTGCTATCTCTTTTCTTACTTGCTCTATATCTTTCTCAACAAATTTACCATCAACGAACACCCATTCTTTTCCTTCCATAACACCACGAACAAATGCATCTGGTGCTGATGGATCAGCGACTATATCACCTGCTGTTGCAAGCATAAAGTCATTTTGTACTAATTGAGTTCCGTCATTCTTTGCTTTTAACGACCCCATCCCTCTAGATGAAACACCTAAATTAGCACCCTCGTCAATTAAACTCTTAACGATTTTACCATAAGGTGTATCCATTATTTTTGCTTTTCCGACAAAATTATTGCCTTCAAGCTTCAATTCTTTTATCATGTGCGATACTCTATCTAAATTAATAGTAGGAGAATCAGGATGTCCTAATTCACCATATGCACGATTCTTTTCAATATTTTCTTTTGTATATCTTTCAACTTCTTTTTTCATTATTTCCATAGGATATATTCTTCCATTGCGATTTTTAATTTCGCCTTGTAGAAATACTCCTTCAATAAAATAATTCTTAGTTGCTCCTGTAGTTGTTGGAGATTCAATTAAGTATTTTACTGATTCTGTAAATTCTCTTATAAGCTTCATTTAATTAACTACCTCTAGCAGTTGGATCATCATAAGAACCAAACTGTGCTGTCTCTATTTTAGTTTCAAATCCTGAATTCTTACGCAGTGTTAAATAAACATATGATTCGCCATTCATAGTACAAACTATATCGTGTGTATTGCCAATCCCATCAACAAATCCGTCAAAATAAAACTGATGTGGTTGGTCACAAGTTGCTGCAAATATTCCTACACTATTTCTTGATAGTTGAAAACTAGATCCACTAAAACCAGAAAAAGACATTGCTACAATATTAATTTTTACTGTACCTTCAATGACTTCTGTACTTAATAATGCATCAACATCTAAATCGAAAGTAGATGATTGATTTGAACCACCAGTGTTAGCAAATTTTACTACAACTTCATTTTTCGATTTCTTCAATATAGTCTTTGTGACTGCCATTTAGTTAAACTCCTTAATTAGTTTTCTCGTCGCTAGTTATTTTATCTTTAAATATTGTACTTGCAACTTCTTTTTTCATACTATCTAATCGAGCTGATACTTTTTCAGCCATCACTGTTGAAAATGAAGAATTAATTGCTTCAGCATTTCCTATTTCAATATTATCAATTAAGTCTTTAATTTTAGTTTTCATATTCTATTCCTCGTTTTTATTTTTTTGCTGGAGTACTACGACCGACCAATTCCTGGAAGTCTGATTTTTTTAGTTCCAACATCTTCATCTTCATCTTCATCTTCTTCTTTATCTTTTTTATCTTTCTTTGTATCTTTCTTTGTATCTTTCTCTGTATCTTGCTCTGTATCTTTCTCTGCATCTACTTCTTTATCTGCATTTGCATCTAAATCTACTTCTGCATCTACTTCTTCACCATCTGATTTTGCAGTTTGAGCTCCTCGTAAATCTTGTAATTTAATTTGCTCTTCTGCTATTTCTTTATCATTTTTCGCAATATCATCTTCAGTTTGACGAAGAACATTCTTACGCACCCAACTGATACTGTAGTATTTTCCAATATATCGTTCAATAGAACTTAACATACTAAGTCTTTGTTGCAATATATCATTTTCTTTTAATTCAGTAAAGAAATTATCTCTTAAAAAATCAAAGCGAATATCTTGACTAAATTGTTCCCACTCTGCATCTTTTATAATTCCTTTTAGAATTAATTGTACTCTTAAAATACTATAAAATATATTGCTAAATTTACGTCTTAATCTATCAATAAATTTTTGGAAGTTTAATTCATCACGACTTATTTCACTCGCTCTTCCTAAATTAAATCCTGTTTCACTTAACAATCTTGTGACAGGAACATTTAAAGATTGATATAATTTCTTTTGAAAATATTGTACATCAGCTATCTCGCCTAAATTTTGTCCACCTTGGAGTGTAGTAATTTCAGTTCCTCTACCACCCTCTCTTCTTGGCATCCAAAAGTCTTCAAGCATTGACATATGCTTACGATCATCTCGTACTTCACCAGTTGATGCATCATAAACAACTTTATTTCTAAATTTGTTCATAATATCATTAACGTACTGCTCTGCTTTTAACTTAGGCAGATTACCAACATCAATATAAAATATTCTACGTTCAGGTGCTCTTGATAAACGATAAATTACTATACTATCCTCTACCATTTTTAACTGGTTTACTGGCTTTATCGCTTTATGTAAATGCGATAGTATCATACCAGAATTTAAATCAGTCAATCCAGATGGACAAAACACAACTGAATCTAAAGATAATTTGATTCCTGTTGCTAAACTATCTGTAATACCTTTATCATTATAAATGTAATATTCTTCAATTTCTTTTACTACATCAACACCTTTATCATTTTTTTCTTTTTTATAATTTTTAATCTTTCGTATTTTACGAGGATCTATATATCTTAATTCATTAATTCCGTTTTTAGTATTTTTTGGATCTACAACTATATGATAGTATAGTCTTCCATCAACATACCATGTACGAAATATATCATGTCCTTTTAAATCAAAAGATAAAAGTTTATAAACTTGTTCAAACTCTTTTCTTACAGCTTCTTTGATTGTATCTGATGCTTTTAAATCATCTAATACTACATCAAGAGAAAGTCGTTGCGAATCAAGAACAATTGATTCATTCACTATATCTTCAATTGCATTATCTGCATCTGGATAATAA